ATAGTGCTCCTTAAAACTAGTTGGCTCAATACCGAGTTGCTTTTCCAACTTTCTTCTCATGAAGTATGCTCGGAAAATAACCCAGTGCCAGCGTACCTCAATATCTGCATAAGCGACAAGTCTCATAGTGTTGTCAACACCCGCATATGCTACGAGTAAAACAAACACTGCAACCAATAAGTAAAATGAGACCATACGAGTATCACGCTGATACAACTATTATAGTCACTATTTAACACCTGTAAAGCTACAAATGATTACAATTTGTAGATATATGAAGGAATCCTGAATAAATTATGAAATTTATCCGCCTGTTCCGTTAGGGATTGAAGTATCGTTCTTAATAAGAAGTAGGTCAAATGCTGCAGTGAAACGACCATTGTTACTACGAGTCGTTAGACGCACATCAATGTCTGTTTTTTCTGGCATTCTTTGTGGGAATGAAAATACATAATCGTATTCTCCACCATCACTAACTTCAAATGTATGTCCGACTCGGAATGCATTTCCAACAGTATTATATCTGACATACATAAATCCCGTTGCATCAGCACCTGCCTGTGCAGTAGCAACACCCCTATACATATACCCAGTGTATCCAGCAGGGACAGTGTAAACTGACATTAGAGTTTGACCTGCTCCAGCAATAAGTCTAGCAACAGTAGTGCCACCTCTAGTCACATCAACTTGACCGACATTTGCAACACCAGTGCTAATATATGCTCGGTAAACTCTCTTGAATGTTTGTGTGCCTGTTACCGTACCAGCACTAGACAATGTAAACTCTTCTTGTGCCAACTCATAGTTTTCGTCAAGACCAAGCACTAGCAAAGTTTTACCATTATCGTCTGCAACTACTGCTGGGACTGCAAGCACACCAGCAGTGTCAAATGCAGACCATGGATACACGGTATCGGCAACATCCCAAACACTACCAGTTGTGTTGATAGACAAAGAAGGTACAGCACCAAACTTGTGAATTTGGTCTGCTCCTTTTACTTTGCCACGAGAAACCTGTAACTCAAACTGGTCCTCAATGATATAATTTTTCATCAGAATGCTCCGTACTTATGACCCTCGCCATCAATCGTAACCTTGTTTGACTTGGTGATATTCAATTTACTCTTTTCTACAGGATAGATGCCCTGAACCATTGCACCAGGATATTCCCCCTGAAGCATTTCTACCAACTCATTCTTGGTAGGAGAACCTTCCGAGACAAACTCAATGTTGTACAACTCGCCTTTATAGAGCACATCGGCAGTATAGGTTTCCCCTACCTGCTGAGGTTCTTCAGGTTGAGAGTTGATGTAGAGATTTCCGTTGAAATCTCCCGAGATGTTTACGGACTCGGATATAAATTCGTTATAGGATTTCATCAGCAGTTCCACGCTCTAAGGGACTTATTGATTCTGCTATCGGGATCGTTAGCAGTTTTGGCAGAAGTCAGTCTCTTCTTCATTCCTTGCATTCTCGCACAAAAAGACGCTCTACGCTCGTTCCCAACTTTCTTTGAAGGTCTCTTAAGATCGCTTCCTGGATTCTCACGCTCATAAGACTTGCGTCCTTTTTCGTTGAGTCCCCCCTCACTGTTTTGTCCTTCTCTTCTTGTCCAGGCTGCTCCTTCATTTGTTTCCTCCATACCTTCACATGTGCAAGAACCTTTAGCACCAGGAGTAGTGCCAGGAACACGACGGCAACCTTTCCAACACTTCAGTGCTTTCTCCTGAAACTCTTGGAAAGACTCGGACTTGTTACCCCAGTTTGCAGCACCAACTTTGCGGCACTTAACGAGAGCACCAGATGCATATGCACTTGGCCAAACCTTATAGCTTGCTTTGACTTTCTTGTAGCAAGCATCTTTTTCGCCTGCTGCTTCATCAAACTGCTCTTCAGTTAACCATTCAAGTTCTTCGCCCATGCCAACATTCGTGACACGCTCTTTCTTTTTCTTATCTCTTTGCGTAAGATACTGATTAAGTTGTCTCTGCTTGAGGCGACGAATCATCTCAGAACGCTTGCTCAGATATGCAGGTTTGTCACCCTGAGTCCTGCGAATCATATTGATAGCAACATCAGTTGCTCTGCCTTCTTCCAGTTCAAACTCTTCTTTAGTTGCATAACCAGCCGCAGCATCCATGTTATGCTCAGTATCAGTAATTTTTGCTTGCATCCAAGCAGGAAGATTCTTTTCCTTTTTACCAAGTTTCTTCTTCAGTGCCTTGACATCTTTCTCAACACTGCTTAGTTGAGACTGTGCCATTGACACTTCATGGTCCTTCTCTTCTTTCTTGATTGCCTTAGCAATCTTATGTGCTTTCTTGATAGTGGACTTTTCAAGAGGAGGAGTATCGCCAGTAGACTTCATTGCCTGTGCCATACCAATAGCATAAGGATCGCGTGCTTCACTCTTGATACCAGCAACTCTGTCAACTACACGACCGATTGCACGACCAATCTTGTCACGCTTACGCTCTTTGGGTTTAGGTGCAGGTGCAGAAGAAGACCTACCTGCTTTTTGACGCTTGGCATAATCCATGTAGGACTCACCAGGACGCAGTTTCTTGGGGTCTGGTTTCGATGAAGACGATGAAGACCTGCTTGCTCTATCTTCACGAGCACGAGCCTTGTTACCTTGACCGCTGATTTGGCGGTCTTTGTCAGGGTCTGGATGCCAGTAATCGCCTGCCTCTCTGATAGTTTCTTCAGTTGCCACGTTTTTCGCTCTGCCTCGTCTATCTGGATTTGGGTCTTCAGCATTCTTTCTACGGAATGCTTTTTCCTCTTCGTCACTATTTAGGTCCCTCTTCATTTTTGAAGAACCGCACTTTGGTTTGGTTGTTTGTCCTGGTTGCTTTGCACATGGTTTTCCTGCATATTTGCCACCCAGTTGAACCCAACCAGGGGTGCCATCACTAGCGCGACTCTTAGTAAACCAGTCACGCAAAGAAGAATCACCACTCTTGTTCGCTTCTCCGAAAATTTCATTGTAAGTAGGGGGCATTTTTTGCATTTCTCCCATTGCCATTTTATTGGCAGTCTTGTGCATTACCTCTTTGGAGCGACTTCCATAGAGTTTGTTCCACCGATTTCTGCCTTTCATCATGCCCCTAATGTACCTCTTAGCGGTTTGATTTACAGCAGGTGGAATATCAGAACCAAAACCTTGTGCCATATTAATGGTTTATATTTATTTATGAGGTGATGGTTCCTAGGATCGTATTAGTGAGTCGTTGATTCCAGTAGGTGAGGCGTTTAATGGTGCCGTTTAAACTATTGCCGCCAGCGGTGTTATAACTTCCTATTGCTAATAAAGTTGGGTCTGAGGCATTTGTAACTGCAAAAGTATCCAAAGTTGATCCAACCTGAAATGATGCTGAAGTATCTGAAAATGCTAGAGTTGCTTTTTTATCTGAAATATTTCCAATTCCAGGTGGGGTGCTAAAAGTATCTCCGACTTGAGCTCTAAAAAGATCAACACCATTTTGCGGTTGTCTCATTGAAGTAAAATAAGTGCCACCTCTTAATGTCCAAACAAATTGAGTTATTTCAGTATCTTGTACTGTAGAATCACTAAAAATGGTGTGCTCTGAACCAGAATAAAAACCACTAAAGTTTGTCCCAGAAATACTCGCAGCATCGGCACCACGAGTAACAGCAGCACCTTCGGTGGGGATGTAAGATGTTGGGAATGCTCCTTCTTCTAACTGCAGACCTAGAGCAATAATACTTTCACCACTCACAGTAGAGTTTGTATGTATTCCAAAAACGTGCGATTTATCAACTCCAACAGCATCAAAACTAACAGACATTTTATATGTCAGTCCGTCGGATAATTTTTCAACACTTAGGATAGTTACGTTTGTTGGTGCTCCAGTAGTTCCCTCTGATTGACTGTATGCAGACACATCTTCATAATTTGTAGATGTGCTGGTCTTTATAACAGTGCTAACTTTTGCGTCTGTATCATTTCTAAGCAAGAAACGTATCATATTTGATGGATTAACATCACCTGCCCTAAACCAAAACGTAACCGTATATGTCGTGCCATCTGTTAAAGTTACTGCAGGAGTATTAATTCCCTGATAAACTTGACCTAGACTTGCAGCTCTTACTCCAGGAAAAACTCCCAAAGCATTTAAAGATAAGTCAGTTAATGTTGCCGCAGCATTTGTCCAATTTGATGTGGTAGCTGCAGAATATGTCATAATATTCTCTCTACTTTCCTCCACCAACAGACCCAAGCTCTCACCCGTCGTTGGGTCGTGGTCAAATCTTGGAGCACCACTCTTAGTGGTAGTAGTTTTTACATACTCACCAACGGTTGATGCTTCTTCTAGTTGGGATCCCCAGATGTAGATGCCATCGGTTGCATCATTAGTACTTGGAGTGGCTACATTACCATCCTCATCAGACATTAAAATAAACAGGACTGTAGCCTGAGTCCCACTAGTATCTGCAATGCCCGTAATACTTAAACGCCACCAACCATTTCCAACAGAAACAGCACTTCCAGATGTATAAGTGCCATTTCCAAACGCAGTATTTTGGGTGATATTTCCATCGGTTAAGTTAAAAATAGCTCTAAAATAGTTACTTGTTGCACCAGCATTTCTAACTCTTAATTGCACAAAATCAACACCGTCAGATTTAACAT